TGACTTCTCTCAGAGCAAGTCTAAGACCAAGCAGACCAAGACCTTTGCAGAAATCCTTAAGCAGACACCTAACTACGAGCTTGAGTTGGAGGTCTTAGATCGGACTAAGTCGGCAGAGGTCATTACCGAGTCGATGATCAAGCATATTGCACCTGTTCTCTCAGCTTTCCAGGGATCGCAGTTCCTGCTGTCCAATGCTGACACAAAGCGCTATGCAATGGAGTTTGAAATGACGCGAACACCGTTCATTAACCCCGTGACTTTGGAGCGCCGACACCTTCAGGTCGATCGCTCAAACAATATCCTGACCGGCTACACGGTCACAAACAAGGCAGATGGTGAGCGCTGTTTCCTTGTCGTGATGCGAGACAAGCGGGTCTTGCGTATCACACCTAGCTCAGTGGTGACCTGGACTGGGTTGACAGCTACAAATGATATCCACATCGGTGATATTATTGACGGTGAGTATCTTGCTGACCGCAATATGTTCTGCATCTTTGATGTGTACTGGTTCCGTAATAAGGACGTTCGTCGTCTGCCACTGCTTGCAGATGGACCTTCACGTCTTGGATGTGCCCGTGACTTTGTTGCTCAGATCTCGACAGACTTCACATCTCTTCCATCCAACAAGCCGTTACGAGTGGTGACTAAGATGTTCCTTGCAGGTGATGGACCGGCGATGCAAGAGGCAATCCGTAAGATCCTTGATACAGCTTTCGAGTATCCGACGGATGGTCTTATCTTCACACCAAAGTCTTCACCGGTGGCTCCAGAGAAAGAGCGTAAGGGACGCACGTGGCTGAATCTGTACAAGTGGAAGCCTGCAAGCCACAACAGTATTGACTTCCTGGTTAAGTTCAAGCCTGGTGAGAGCTTTGACACGGTTCTGGAGAAGCGGGTAGTCAAGGGAATCTTGTATGTCTCACGGACCCCAGGCGATATCGTATATCCTTGTGAGACGATGACAGGTGAGTACACGCCCCCCGAGATTCCTCCCGAGCACCGTGGACAGGATCGTGTTCCTTCTCCATTTCAACCGATGGTTCCCAAGGCTCCTGAAGCCCACATCGTTGCACTGCCTTTGAATGAGAAGGGCGTGCCGATTGATCAGGATGGAAACCGCGTGGAGGACAATACGATCATTGAGTGCGCTTATGACACCGACAAGGGGCGCTGGATTATCATGCGAACCCGCTACGATAAAACCCATCAGTATCGCGTTCTGGGTCGCCCGCAGTTTGGCAATGACATTTCAGTTGCCGATTCGATCTGGACCAACATTCACGTGCCGATCACAGAGGAGATGATTCGTGATCTTGTTGCAAATCCACCAGACTCAACCTTTGAAGACGATCTCTATTATCGTGATAATCTAGATGCACGCGACCGAATTCTCAAGGATGTCTATGGATTCCATAATCGGATCAAGGACAGTTTGTATCGGTCAGCAATCAAGTCCGGTGATTCCCTGCTTGAGCTTGCAGTGGGTCGCGCCGGTGACCTTCTGAAATGGAAGAGGACCAAACCATCACTGGTTGTGGGTATTGATTCATCATCAGCCTGTCTACTCTCGCCCCGCCAAGGAGCGTGTGTCCGCTACCTGAAGGAAAAGATGAACCATCCAAATGAGTACTTGCCTCCAGTGCTCTTCATTTACGGAGACATGACCAAACCTCTCTTCGAGGGCGATAACAAGTATGCAAACATTGTCACTGGAACCGAACCAGCTCCTACGCCGTATCTCTCCAAGTTCGCGGGACACACGGAGTTTGATGTTATCTCCTGTCAGATGGCGATTCACTATGCATGTGAGTCCGAGGAGACATTCAAGGTCTTTGTGTCCAACCTAGAGAACCACGGTAAGGGCATGTTCTTTGGAACTTGCTTGGATGGCGCTTCAGTGTACGCTCTGATGCTGGGCAAGAAGAGCCACATGTTCCGTGCAGGTCGTCAGATCTTTGGTGAGTTCGTCAAGGAATACGATGATGGAACTGGATGGACAGAAGAGTTTGGTCAGGCGATCTCAGTCAAGTTGGAGAGCTTTGAGCAACCACAAAAGGAGTACCTGGTGCCGTTTGAGAAGATGACGGCTATTCTCAAGGAGGCTGGATACGATCTGATTGGAAGCACGATGTTTGCTGATCACTATTCTGATCAGAACAGTATTACACTAACTCAGGAGCACCAGGCATTTAGCTTCCTTCACCGAAGCTTTGTATTTGAGAAGTCCAAGGAGCAGAAGAAGCCCAAGGAGACTGAGAAGCAAGAGGCAACCATTCCAGTTGCTCCACCTGAACCCGAGGTGAAGGATGAGCGCTCAGAGCAGGAGAAGCCATCTGAAGCTAAGGCACTTCCCAAAAAGAAGATCATCAAGAAGGTTGCTGAACCCGGCGCCCAGCCCGTCTTATTCTTCGGAGCTGATGAGGGTAAGGGTGAATGGCGTGCACTTTCCAATATGTATGAGGCCCCCTTCCAGATTGACTCCATCACATTCCCAACAGTTGAGCACTACTTTCAGTGGGCGAAGGCTAAGCAGTTTGGCGATGGAGCCATTGCTGACAAGATTCTGAAGACACCTTCACCTAAGGCAGTCAAGGCGCTTGGTAAGAAGGTCAAGGACTTTGTCAAAGAGGAGTGGGACAAGACCAAGGACGGTATTATGCGCATGGCAATCAAGGCTAAGTTCATCCAGCACCCAGATCTCAAGACGAAGTTGTTGGAGACTGGAAAGCGACCGATTGGCGAGGCGTCTGCTCGTGATAAGTACTGGGGTATCGGAACCTCTGCAGATACAACCAAAGCAAATGATCCATCCAAGTGGCCGGGTAAGAACGTATTGGGAAAGATGCTTATGGAGTTGCGGACAGAACTTACGCAGTAAAGAAATGGAATAGAATAATGAAATATCCAAACATTCTCTTCTTCCGAGACGAAGAGTATAGTTCAATTGACACGTTTCTTTCAGCGAATGAAGAGAAACTTAATTGTACGATTAATCCAACATCCAATCCAGAAGATGTTCTCAAACTTTTTGATGTGAATTATCACCTTATCGTCACCTACGGGAAGTCAGAAACAGAGTACTATGGACGAATGGGACTTTTAGTAAATCGCATGCGCTTGAGGTGGCTTCACTTTTCTGATAACATCAAAGACATTGACGCCTTTAATCGTGGTGTCAACTATTGCTACATTCACAACTGTTTGCTCCCTCAGCAAATGACACGTCCTATTTTTTCAGTATTCACCACTTGCTACAACTCCTATGATAAGTTCTATCGCCCATATAACAGCCTAAAGGCACAGTCTCTTAAAGATTGGGAATGGGTAGTTGTGGATGATTCTCCAGATGATAAGCACTTTGAGTTCTTACGGACACTTGCAAAGAAGGATCCTCGCATTCGCCTTTACCGTCGAGCAGAAAACAGTGGCAATATTGGAAATGTGAAAAATGAGGCGGCTTCAATGTGTAGGGGTAAGTATATTCTGGAACTGGATCATGATGATGAGATCCTTGTAGACTGCCTTGCAGATGCAGCTAAGGTATTTGATAATGATTCAGCGGTTGGATTTGTGTATATGGACACAGCTCATCTCTATGAGAATGGCAATACACACTCGTATGGTGATCATTTTGGTCTTGGATATGGAGGATACTACTGCCAAAAGTATAGAGGAACATGGGTGAATGTGATCTCAACACCTAATATCAATAACTATACACTATCTCATATTGTCGGTGTCCCTAATCACCCGCGGATCTGGCGTCGTTCAACGCTAAATGAAATGGGAAACTACTCGGAGTTCCTTCCTATTTGCGATGATCTTGAACTCTTGCTTCGCACAGCCGTCAAGACGAAGATGGCTCGAGTGCATAAGCTTGCATATATTCAGTACATGAACGACGGGTGGAATAACTTTTCACTGATCCGAAATTCAGAGATCAATCGCCTAACGCCTCATCATATCGTTCCACAGGCTTACAAAGAGTTCAAGATTGATCAAGTTATGCTTGAAAAGGGCGGATTTGAGGAGCCCACTGAAAAATGGTGGACCCTGCCAATGTGGAAGAGGGAGAACTTCACGAACAAGTACTGTAATGCACTGATCAATCTTAATTACAAAAAGCAGTACTGTATTCTAGGATACAAGTGTCTGATGGAATGCATAGAGGAGGTTCACCATCTCTATGAAAACCCTGAGAATGACTTCTTGGTATTGGAGAATAGTATGTCAAAGGAGGATCTATGTGGGATCCTAGATGGTTTGAAGTTGAGTCGGATGAAGTGCTACGCAATGTCAGACTGCACTTGGGACCAACTTTATAAGTACTTCTTCTTGGTGTATAAGAGCACGGATGCCCATGAGGTCTGGAACTCTAGCGAGTCTGCTTATAGTACTCAGAGTATGACATCGTCGATGCCTGCGGTTGCCCCTGCGCCAACTCAGGAACAAACCGTTGAGACAGCTTAGTTCCGATAATCTGAGTCGCTTGCTCAGGAGTGATCTCTCCCTTCTCAATCTTACGCTTCAATGCAAGCATCTCAAAAAAGGTAGAATCAAGACGATCCTCTGCATGCATCTGAAAAAGGGAGGGGTAATTGAAATAGAGGACCTTATTTTCCTCCTGAAGCTTCTCTTCATATTGAACCTTATTTGCCTTCAAATGAGCCCACTTATCCTTAGAGGCATCCATGTTACGAACATGTGCCTGGAGCTGTGTGGCGGTAAGATCTTCATCATTGATTCCACGGGATCCGGCGATCACTTCGGCTTCAGTCAATTCACGAGTTGTTTGGGGCATATCTATACTCCGACCAGTGGCTTTAACTTTGTCATTAATGACGCGCATTCATCGTGAGTAGTCATTCCAGTCAAGATAATTTGACCCGTTCGAAAGACCTTTGCAATCCATTTGGTTTCGGGAAAGTAGATCTTCACTGCCGGATAGACTGCTGGTTCATAAACTGTTGTAACTCCCTTTCCACGTAATGACGCATAAAGCGCATCACGAGATAGGTTCTTCGTATCCACCAGCTTTGTCTTGTAGTTCATCAACACTACACGACGGGTGTCCGACCACTCTCCTGAAAGTACGGCTCCAGGACAATGTTCCAGGATGTGTCCGCGCAACCGCGTAGTCACATCTCGGTCATAGGACTCGTCTAGAACGCCCGTGATATGAAACACGCCGTTCTGGAAGATTTTAACAGTAATCTCTTTGCGAGGAAACTTGCCATTGCCGTCTGACATGACGACAACTGTAATTGAGTTATGTCCAAATCCTGTTGTGCGCTTAGGTGGGGTTGTCTTTGCCCTTCGCTTTATGAGGTCGCGCTTTGACGATCCCCTCTTCAGAACTCCCTGCTTTTCGATCTTGATGATTGAATCCGTAAGTGGGAGATCCTGAACTAATGTGTCTGTGTTGAGTCGAACTCCCATCGTGTATAATACGACCATTGTTGTGAGTGTTGGCTGATCCATTGGGTTCAACTGTGTAGACCCAATCGATTTCGTTTTTCCAGGCCTGAGACAGTGAAAATGGGAATTGTGTAATTAAAATACAGTCAAATTGTCGAATCGCTTTTCGCAATACAACTTCTTCATGTGGAGTCAACATCCACCCATCTAAGTACCCAAACCAAAGAACACCTGTTGTTTGGTGGGCGGTGATATCCAATACAGTATCCATCCATTTATCGAGGGGAAGAATAGATAAATCAAAACATCCAGAGGGTTTGGGGACTTTGTAAGTATAGACTGTCAACATACTTACCTTTGTATAAAAGTGTTTAAGCGTTACGATCAGCCGTGTGAGGCCAGTTAATTGTGCTCTTCAATCCTGCTGCTTGTGCTGCCGTCAGACGACAGTTACAAGACCCAGCAAGAAGGGGCTTTTTACACGTCAAACAGCAGTTACTGTAATATCCATTACCATATGTCTGACGAGCTGCCTGGATCTTGGACAATTCAGCATCTGCTGCAAGCTTATCGTTGAGTTCCGGAAGCTGAGAGGATGACAGGCACGGCATCGTATTCGTGATCTGCGAGGCCTTTGCATTAGATCTCTTTTCACCCTGTGCAACTGCCTGTCCTGCAGTGTATTCTGCATACATCGGGGCATCCTGAACTGTATGACCACCTCCGTGTAAGTATCCGGCTTCAGAACGAGTTGAGGGTGCATTCAAAACTAGAGCACATGCAGTGTTTGCCACACGAGTTTCAAGATTTCCAGAGGCGGCAAGACGGCGGACGATTTCAGTTTGGTGTCCCGCATCACGATGCGGACGTGTATCCGTGATCGTTACCATTCGCTGTTTCATACGTCCAAGATATTCGCTATAAGACGACATTTACTCTTATCCTTTAGGTAAAAAAGAAATGGAGCGGGTAAAACTTCGGATTCGAATTCCGAACATTTCTCATTGTGCTTGGAGCACTTGTATTGAACTAACAAAGACTAAGTACTGCTCGGAGTGTTTATACGCCCGGGTGTGTGAAGAGGTGTCGCCGACAACACTCTCGAGTAAGACCAAGGTCGTTCATAGCCCTCCCCTCGGCAGTGACAGTAGTCGTCCTCGTAAGGTATACTAAATCATCATTTTCCGCACGCCCATCAGCCTTGCGATATTTGGCAACAAGTCTAAGAAACTCCTTCCATTTACCTGCGAGAGGAAGATTACATGTGTAGCATCGAACGGGGATAGGAAAATCCATTGTGTCTCCTCTTATCTTGAGGAACACGCTTCCGTTTTTCTTGTCTACCCGAAGAACAATGAAGTTCCCAAAGAAATGGCTCCTGGCAGCCCTTGTGATTGCCGTGATTGTTGCGTTTGCATATATTACAGTGACTCCTAACCGCCTTCAACAGAAGATTGATTCTGATGTTGCGAAGGTCAATGCTCGTTTTACACCGAGCGAATCCATCGACCTGTCTATGGCCATGAAGATTCTGACGCATGACCCGCCTCAGATGATGAATCCTCCTGAGGAAGTTCCACCCCTCCTCTTGTTTCCTCCATCAGCCGAGGACCTTGCGAAGTTGTCTGGCGAATAAGTAATGAGCACATTCAAAAAGTGGTTACTGATCGTGATTGTGACCATCGCGTTACTCCACACCGTTGGTGGAGGTTTTGCTGATATGTTTGGGTCTCCTTTCTTTAGCCCCGCTCATGGGTGGAATGAGGGACTGATTTATATGTTACTAGCACTCGTGGTAGCTATCGCCGTAAAGTAGTGAGAGTATTCACAGTTCGATGAGTAGCACGGAGAGTCTCATTTTCAGCTTTCAATGTATCAACCTGATACTGCAATCTGCGGATCTCATCGCGAAGTGGTCCGGTCTCACGAGCGATCCTTCTCTGATCCTGCATCTCTGCCTCGTTGAGATGAAAGAGGATACCCTTAGTCATATCCTCTAAACTCTTAGTCATATCCCTGGCAACCTTAATTGTATCCTGAACTGCTGACATTTTTGTGTACTATCTATTTATTATGGAAAGTCATTTCCATTTTACCACATAATCTCCATTTCTTGTACACTCCAAAACTCCGAGGTATTATTAGGGAGCTGGCGACGAATAATATAGGGTAACTTCCTCTGCGCAATTTCCATCTTGGCAACCGTCCATAGAAACATGGGGTCGGATGTCTTGAGTCCCTTGAGATCCACTAACGGCTTTGCACCCTCTGCAAGCTGTTGAGCGCGTGTAGCAATCAGGGCGGTGTACTCATACTTTGTAAAGAACGGCTGTGTAATCCTCGGTTGCTTGACCATCTCTGCTACCTCCTTTCGAAACACAGGCTTGACTTCGGGGTGGAGATCCATACTTACTCTTGTGTTGAAGTTCTTTTATCCGTTTTAACTAAATGCCTGTCCTACCTGCTCAACCTTCAGATATTACGCGCCTTGCACGTGTTGCTGCAACATATGTGACAGATCCGGAGAAAAAGTCACGGACATTCGTGGCACCCGTGAAATACGACATTGGACCTATTGCTAAGGCAGAGTTCTTTGGACGTGGAAGTGTCCTTGCTGTTCCTGCATGGAAGTCGCCTGCATTTGCTGGTGGGCGTATTTTCCTCAAGTAATCACAAATGCCTACTCTATCGGCGTCCGACTATACGAACTTTATTAAGATCCAGGCGGCCTCCCAGTCGTATCGCAATGGCGCGATCCCAACGAAGATTCAGACAAGCGATCAGGTCGTCCCTACGCAGTCGATCCTGAACGCCCAACTACTTGCGAGCCAGGCCGCTGCAATTATAACACCGGGCAAAGCAACTGTGAGGGCCGTTAATGGTGTTGTGCAACGTGTTCGCCCTTTCGTTGGAGTCGGATATGTGAATAATCCCAAAAATTTGTCTACTACAAGTCGCTCTGGAACATTGAGTTCCGGAAAGACTCAGCAGTTGGGTGGTCTTCCTCTGACCGCTGCTAAATGGCCGGGTGTATATGCTCCAACACCTCAACTGGCTCGTATTGATACAAAGGTGACTGGTTAAGGACGCGTCCCAAAGTGGTCCTAAGGACCACGTGCCGACTGCTTCCAGGTAGCATCACACACTGCACACTGATACATCCAAACAACATTTTTGGCATCTAACTTGATGCCTACAATGTTGGACTCCTTACCCTTGGTAGGGCACGTAATGTTCGGACACTTCATGTTCGCGAACCGAGGCAGTGTCGGATCGTGCTTAAGATACGGGTTAATTGAGTACTGAATTGAGGTATCTTGCAGTAGATCGTGATCGTACACCACGGGCGTGTCCCTGGTAATCTGCTCCTCGTAAGGACACTGTCGGCACTTGAGAAAGGCTGACCCATCTCGCTCTTCGATGCTGTACATCATATTATCGCATTGGGTACAGAACTTCATTGTGTAGTTAGGTCTCCTTGTCTTTAAGGACTTCCATTTTTTATAAGGTGGCTCCGCGTTCAAAATGGAAAGTTTGCCACAAACTAATCGGCCCTATTTATCACAAGATGCCACTTACAAAACTTGACCTTTTCTTAAATGGTGACCCAGATTCCGCTAGCGATACAAAGAAGGCGGGATTTAAAGTAACAGACAAAAGTCCATTCAATCTGTGGTCATTTGACAACAGAGAAAAGTGGAATGTACCCGAAGATCACATGGATGAGTTTCGAAAACTCTATTGTGCAGATCTAAAGAATTCAGTTCCTAGATATCTCACTGAGAAGAATACCGTAGTAGGTCAGCTCCGTATTGATCTTGATATTAAGTTTGACGGACGAGTTGATGAACATAAGCACACTCAGGATCAGATTCTCAAATTCATTCAGATCTACATGGCAGAGATCAAGAAGTATCTTGTCATCAATGAGAATGTTGAAATTTATGTTCTTGAGAAAGACAGCCCAACTTTTGATCAGGTAAAGAAGATCTCTAGTTCTGGTGTTCATATTCAAGTCCCGGCTCTAAAGACTCGCGCCGGTGTTGAACAGGCTACACGTAGGTCTATTCTACACCAACGTAAGATGGAGGAGTGTTTTGAGGGACTTGAGTTTCGCGGAACGTGGGATGATGTCTATGATAAGCAGCCATTGACACATACGAATAACTGGACCATTCTTGGGTCGAAGAAGAAGGACGGCATGCCCTATCAGATCCGCTACATCGTGGACTGGGACTACGAGACTGGTGAGGTTAGCACGGAAGACTATGTGCCCGTTCCGATCACGCCGGATCTGATGAAGCTATTGTCGGTCCGCTCTCCGTCGAGCGATGAGTCTCCTATGACCGAGTTTGGCCAGCAGAACATTCATGTTCAGGCTGAGCGTGAGGTTGTTCGGATCTCCGGTGGCCGTGCTACATCTGCGGGTCGTGGTCGTCAGGCTACTCGTGGTGAAGAAGCCCCGTCTCGCGGAAGCTCTCCTGGTCGCAACTATGTTCCTCCTCTGACTGAAGCGATGCTGAAGTACTATGAGAGCCATATGAACAACCTTGCAGAATTCCGCTACACCTCGTATCCTGACTGGATCAATGTCGGACAGTGCCTGAAGAACATCCACCCAGATCTGGTTGACCTCTGGTTTGACTTCAGCTCTAAGATTGGCGACACGTATAATCAGCGAGAGGCCCTGAACAAGTGGAACTCATTTGGGTTCCGAACGGACGGTCCGAAACTGAGTGTCAATTCCCTGCGTAACTGGTCGCGAACGGACAACCTTACTGGGTTTCTTGAGGCCGAGAAGCTGAATATTGATCGCCTAATCGAGGAATCGGCGCTAACAGCTACAGAGAATGATGTGGCCCACGTAGTCTCTGCAATGTTTGGAGACGAGTTCAAGTGCGCTCGTTATGGAACTAACTGCTGGTACCAGTTTGTTGGCAACGGATGGCGCGAGACCGACGGAGGAATTGCTCTGAGGTGCCGTCTGTCACAGGATGTCTCCAAGATCTACCTTGAGAAGGAGATGGCTGAGTTTGTCACCATCCGAAACCTGGGAACGTGTGAGCACAAGCAACCCGACCCCGAGTGCCCTGTCTGTAATGCAGAGAGCCGTAAGAAGTCGTTCTCTAATATGCGACTGAAGCTCAAGAAGACGAACTTCAAGTCTGACGTGATGAAGGAGTGCCGTGAGCTCTTCTTGGACGAGACCTTTGCGAACAAGCTGGATGAGAACAAGAACCTGATCGGTTTCAACAATGGTGTGTTTGACACGATGACGATGGAGTTCCGCCAGGGACAGCCGGAGGATTACATCAGCTTCTCCACGAAGCTCGATTATGACCCGAACAAGCCTCACACGGCCTTCGAGTGCTGGTCAGAGATTGACAAGTTCATGCGCGAGGTTCTTCCAGATCAGACCGTTCGCAACTACTTTGTACATCACCTGAGCACGTGCCTGTCTGGCGGAAACGAGGCTCAGAAGTTCCACATCCTGACTGGCTCTGGATCCAACGGCAAGTCTATGTTGATGAACCTGATGTCTACTGCGATGGGAGATTACACGTGCAAGGCCCCGATCTCACTGCTGACTCAGGGACGCAACAAGTCTGCAGCAGCTGCGCCCGAGCTGGTCCGTATGAAGGGTCGCCGTTTCGTGACCATGCAGGAGCCTGACGAGGAGGTGCCCCTGAACACAGGTCTGATGAAGGAGCTGGCTTCTTGCGAGAAGATCACATGCCGTGATCTGTACCAGGGCTCGAAGCAGATGATTGACTTCGACATCCAGGCTAGGTTCCATCTGGCCTGCAATGAGAAGCCGAAGATCAATGCTACTGACGGAGGTACATGGCGCCGTCTCTGTGTTGTGGGCTTTACGAGCAAGTTCGTGGCTGACCCGAAGCTCCCAAACGAGAAGCCGATTGATGAGTCGCTCGTGGCAAAGATGGTAAGCACTGAGTGGGCAACGTGCTTTCTGTCTTACCTGATCGCGGTATATAAGGAGGGTAACGGCTGGCGTAAGATCGTGCCACCTACAAAGGTGATGGAATACACCAATGAATATCAGGAGGAGTCGGACGTGATCGCCCGTTTCATCCGTGAGTTTGTTCATCCACTCCAACCTGGAGTTGAGCCTGAGAATGTGACCACAGGTCAGATGAACCGACAGTTGAAGGAATGGAAGCAAAATAATGAAATATTTAAGGGGTCTCCCGCCGAACTAAAGAAGCGTATGGAGACTGTTTATGGAAAGCATCCACCTACCGGATGGACTTCCTTCCGGTTCGGGCCCGCCTAGCCTGGTAGCGCTTAGAGCCCTTGCGACCACGGTAGGTCTTGCGACGACGAGCGCCATATGCGGGTGTCGGTGCAGGTACTGAACTCACAGGCTCAGGGGTAGCAGGAGTAGATGAAAACCAAGTGCGAGGATCCCAACCCATTTTAATAAAATCACGTTATTTTTTAATGAACGGCAAGTTGAATATCATTCTAGACATCGACAACACCTTACTCGAGTACATGGTCAAGGATGCCCCTTGGAAGGAACTCCCTGAAGAGGAGAAGAAGAAATATGATTTTTATCAGGGGTTTGTTCTGCGCCCCGAGCTGTGGGATTTTATGGCGTGGATGAAGAAGCTTGCAAAGACCGTGAATTTATGGACACTGTCTGATCGCGACTATGCAAATTGGGTGAAGGAGATCATTGAGGAGAGGATGGGTGAGGGATTTATTACACACGTATGGTGTGATGAAGATGATGAACAGGCGCAGGCGCATGCAAATCCTGCTAAGAAG